CGCGGGGAATGTCTGATGCGCGCAGTATTGCTGCCGACACAGAAGGCCGCTTTACAGCGGATGGCGGACGACGCACAGGCGCTCGGCTTGGGGTATTGATGCGTCTGCCTAACGTTTGACATGCGCCGAAAACCCGGCCGCGCAGACTTTGATTTGAACCACCCGTAAGCCGGAGTTTTCGGCTCGATGGAAGGGTTAGGCCACATGCTGGCGGCAGGAGGAAAGATGAAGCCAACCGTTTACACAGTGCATGCCTATCGATGGGGCGACCGTGAATGCCACAGCTACAGCGTGGGCGTGTACTCAAAGAAGCACGCCGCGCTGAAGTCCGCAAAGACCGAGAGCGACTATCGCGGCGGGAAGTATGAATGCGAGGTGCTGGAATGGACGCTGGACAGCGGCGCCGAAGGCGGCCACGACACGAAGCCCAAGACCGTGCTGGCACTGCCGCCGGTGAGCACGCTGAAAGCGGTGGGGCGTAAATTGCATGGGGCCTAACGTGATATAGGCCCCAACCCTTTGCCACATCTAGGCATTCCTGAGGCACCTATAGCCATTTCAAGTTGTGAGTAACAAACCTAGCTATGGCGCAGTCAGCCCTTCGTACTGGGCGACGCAGGCGTTTCCTGCGGCTCGGCTGGTGTCAGCAATCTGAGCCATTGCTCGAAGATGTTGCCCACACTGCGTGAGCATGTTGGCAAGCACAGGGGTGTAATCGGTGGTTGCCTCGCCGCTTGCGACAGCGTGGGAATCTGCGGGGGCTTGACTGGGGACGGAGGCAATGGCGGCGAGACGCTGGCGCAGGCGGTCAGCAGCAGCGCCAGCAATGACAGCATCAGCACGGATGCTCTGTAACCTGAGTTCGTTTGCATCGTCGCGTTCCTTTTGCTGCTTGATCCAAAGCTGTTCGGTTGCTCGCGCGGCTGCTTCGGCCTTCTGGCTCGCCTCCGCTGCCTGCTGGCGGTCTGCGCTCCACGCTTTTTGCACTTCGGCAAGGTCGAGCTTTGCGTGGTCTAGGCGCAGCGTCTGGACTCCGATAGCTGATAGCAGCGTCAGGACGATTGCCGCCTTCATGTAAATCGGCGTCATGGCTTCTTGCCTCTGGTGCTCTTTGCTCGATTCTCAGCAATCAGCCGAGCCTTCAGCGCCTTAGCCGGGTTCGGCTTGTTGATCTGGCCTGGCGCTGAGATCAGCTTCATCTTCAGCGCCCGCGCTTTCTTGGCAATCTCAAGGCGTTGGCAGTGGGCACAGTGCTTGCACGTCACTGCTTGACGCAGTATGCCAGATTGGGGCTCCCGCCCACGGCCAGCGGGCACAGGGTCTGCGTGTTCTTCACCAGAGGTGTAGCAGGACAGGCGCACTCTGCCCCCACAACAGCGCGCGTAGTCATTGCCTTGGTGCCGTCAGGGCTCCACATTGGGCGAGATGGGGGTGTAGTGGTGCTGGCGATGTTTGGCGCCACCAGCCACACCGCAGGCGGCTCTACGGGCTCTTTGCCGCAGATGGCTTCATTCATCCGAACACCGCTCAACTTTGCATCCATGCACGCCAGCCAGCGAAGCTCGGCATATTCGTAGACCTGCCGGGGCGTTACCGGCGCCACGCGGGCGGCTTCAGCGGCTGCGTTGAATGCTGCAAGGCGATCAAATGCAGATGCAATTTCAGCGGACTTCTGCGCGAGGTACAGCCACGGCAGGCGGTTCTCTGAAGTCGCGCACAGTCGCCATGGGCCGCTACGCTTCGCTACGCTGGAGTCAGGGCAGAACCATGACAGGCAGGTGCCGAGGTTGCCTTCATAGACCTGAGGTTGAGTTTCCATCAAACCCGGTAGGCATGGTGCGGCCTGGGCCAGCGTGGCAAAAGCCATCGACAGGATGAACAGTAAGCGTTTCATGGCGTCGGGTTGTCCGCTGTAAGCTTTGCGATGGTTTCAGACTTTGCGGCACTGCCAGAACTGCTGCCGAACCAATACGACACCACCGCCCCAAAAGCTGAAGACAGCGAACCTAGCAGCAGGAACAGGGGTTCCCGCGCAGATGCTGGGGGCTCAGCAAGAAACAGGCCGACCACCGCTGAAATGAACATGGCGCAGATGCATACGCCGAGCCAAACGTGTGACCGCTTCATTTCGCACCGTAGTGGAGCAGGGCCGCGATGATGCCAACAGCAGCGGAAACCGCAGCGACACCCGTAGCAAGTTCCGTGACCGTTCGCATGAAAGACCGAGGCGAGTTTTCCTTTACCTCAGCGCGAAGGGCGGCAATCTCCCGCGCCAATTCTTCCTTGGTCGCCATCAGGTTAAACATGCCGTCCACGCGCTCGCGCATTGCTTTTAGCTCTTGCATCAGGAACCCAAGGTGAATGTCCAATTCACCGATGGTTGTCGCCGGTCTACGTTCGTTCATGATGCGTGAATTCTTAAGGCTTGTGACGTGTAAAGCCTCACAGGTTGACAGGTGCGTGAAAACTAGCGCGCTTTCCTTGTGAGCCAGCCGGCAATTATCGAGGCCGCGCCCATCACCACGAGTGACAAAGGTAGTCCAGTCCCGGCGTCGCAGATGAAGCTCCTGCCGTCGCCCGCGTAGAGCATGCCGCAGCCTGCCTGCATCAAGCCAAGGGCAATGCCGAACACGCAAACAGGCCACCACGTACCCCCATGGTCTGAGCCGATCTTCCACAACAGGACGACGATCAACAAACCCGCTGACACGTAGAAAGCCAGCGGGCCGTCATCGAACACCTGCCACCCAGCATAGGTGAGGGTAAGGCACCCAAGCAAGGTGAGTGGGCTCATTTCGGCCTGAACGGGCCGGGGCCACCGCCACGGGTTTGCGCGGGCGGACGGTTAAGTAGTGCGCGCCAGAGGTTTGCAATGTACGCCTTCATGACAAGGCCTCGATGGCTTCTCGGGAAGTATTGCCAAACCACACAATCCGCCCGCCAGCACCTTCAATGCCAACGGCCACGCCACGCCAATAAATGAGGTTTTCGTTTTCCATCAGAAGTTTCTCCCTTGTTCAAACCAGTTAACGCCATCGCATTTTAGGTGGATCGCAAACCCAGCGGCGATTGCCACGGGCGCGGCGCGGAGTTGCAAATTCCCGCCTGCGGCAAGATTCACCGTCGAGCCGGTTGCCTGAATTGTGAGAGCGCTTCCAACGCCCTGCACGGGGATCGTGGTGATATTGGTCGTCCCAGTGATCTGCGTGAAGTTGACCGTCGCAGGAATGTTTGTCGTCGCTGCTGCTGTGTAGCCCGTTCGGGCTTTGTCGGTCTGACAGTTGCCAATCACGGGACCAACCAAAGCCCCCCACGCGCTGGGGGCGGTGATGTCCGTGCCATTGTTTTTGAACTTCATTGCGCCGATGAGAACGCCAGTCGGCGTACCAGACCAGCCGATGCCAGTTCCTACGTACTGGCGGATCGACACATCCGATGCAACCTGCGTATCGTTCGCGCCGATGGTGATGCATACACCTGCTGTGGTGTTATCGCCAGCGAAGTCGCCTGATGTCACCTTGCAGGCCGGACCGTTGATGATGTTGCGTGTGCCGTAGAGCGAACCGATCCCGATCTCTGCCGTGTCGAATGTCGAGTCAATCTGAAAGCCAATGGGCAGCGTGCCGGAAATGCCGTTGGCTCCCATCCAGCCGCCACGGCAGATGAGTGCCGAGCCGCTCTTTGCCCAGATGCCCCCAGCACTTGTCGGCTCAATCTCGAAGTCGGGATCCGTGACGAAGAAGTTTTGCCCATTCGCGCCAGCAGGGGTGTCGATCTTCAGGCACCAGCCGATCAGTCCATATGCCTCGGGGCGAAGCATGCCCAGCCCAGCGCAGTTGTTGCCCCACGTCATGCCGTTGCCGTCACTGCTGAGAAACCGTGCGTTGTCGTAATTGCAATCGACAGTGCGGTTAGCCACCGTGGCCGTGCCGGATGCGGTCACGATGTCGCCGTGCATTTCTTGCCCGAGGATGTACGGGGTGTCGCACTCGGTAGCGCGCAACTGAAGCAGGCCGTTGAACAGCTTGCGCGTGCCAGCGTCGAGCCCGTAGAACGAGGGGCGAATGACATCGACGTAGGCGACATAGTTCTCGTTGATGCACGCGCCAGTCGTGAATTGGCCGACGCCGGGGAATGGCGCAAACGCCGGCCCGAGTAGCACCGTGTTGAAACATGCCGTTCGCGCCGGAGCAGTGCCGTCGCCGATCTTGATGCCGTCCATGTTTTGCGTAGCAAGCAGGAGTTGCCCTTGCCTATTGCAGAAGTCGATGGTGATCTTGGCGGTGATCGTCAGCGCGGATGTGATCTTAGCCGGGCCGTTGATGACAAGCCGTTTCGTCGTGCCTTGGATTGCTGTGATCGCCGATTGGATTGCCGAGGTGTCGTCGGTTGTGCCGTCAAGTTTGGCGCCCCATGGATAATCCTTGACGTGTACCGCCTCTTGCACCAGGCGCGCCCCAAGCGTATAGGCAGCGTAAGCCAGCGTGGCATTCAGGCCAACCAGCCCTGAATTTTTGGCGGCGCTAGAAGTATCGGCAAGGTCCGCGCGCAAAGTGTTAACCAACCCAGTCGATGCGGTGGTGGGATCAACAATTCCATCAACAGTCCAAATGATGTTATCGCTGGCGTCTTTTAGGACTACCTTGTACGCACCAGACCAAAAGATGGTTGCCTCACCCCGAGCATCAAGAATGACCGGGTTTGCATTCGGAGTCGTCCCCGCCGCATCGGCGTAGGTGTTTCGCGGGGTCGATGTGCCCGCGTCATATGTAAACACCTTACCGGAGACAAGCGGAATCCCCGTGCTGGTTTCAAAACTTTGCTTGCCTTCGGGGAGCAATACGGCCATGATCTATTCCTTGGTTTCTTTGGGCGGCGATGGATTACACGGACTGGCTGGTCTTCAAATTCTGCGCAATGGTGTTTGCGGCATTTTGCTGGGGCATCTATTGCGGCTTGACAGGCAAAGACCTTAGCGGTCGCTCAGTGCAACAGGGGCAGCACGATAAAGCGCCTGCTGACCTGCCGGGCTAGCCAGCAACCCAGACAGCTTACCGGGCGGCTGTTGCACCAGTCGGTTTTGAACCAAGTCTGAAAGCGTCAAAGCTCGCGCAGCAGGGCGAGCAGCTACAGCGGCAAGCCACAACGGATTGGCGATTGCAGCAGACATCCCCGCACCGGCCATCCAACCCAGCGGGCTTGTTTGAGGGAGGCTCCCCATAAACCGAGCGGCAAACTCTGCGGCAGATTTCAACTCACCAGACAGCGGCTTGCCCTTGGCAAGTTGCGCAGCGAGTTTTCGAGCATCGACACTGCCGCTTGCAGGGTTCAGCGCCTTTTCGACACTGTAGGTTTTGGCGATCAATTGCCGAGCTTCTTGGAATGCCTGCAAAGCTTGTGGGTTGCCTGACTGCGCCAAGTGTGATCCCAGCGCAGTTTCAAGCGCTGAAGCGGCGGCTTTTGATGCTCGCGCCACATCTGTATTGCCTGCGCGGAAAGCATCGTCGGCAGCGCTGCGAAGCTCTTTCAATTTTGCAACAGCCGAACCAGCATCAAAGCTCGGCGAACGAAGGGACTCTACCAAGTCAATGACAGGGCTTGCTTTGGCATTCGGGAACCCTTGGGCCGCCTTCAAAGCGGGTGCGGCGATCTTGTCAAGCGCATCGGAATAAGCTTGCCCAGGAACGACCGTCCCCGAGTTGCTCACGGCATCGTAAGTCGCCCCGGCTGTTTTGCGAACATCAGCCAAGACTTCCGGTGTCAACTTCACATCAGGTGCGAGGCCCAATGCGGCAGCGGCTTTTCTGTTGGTCACCGCTTGATTGGCGGCGCTTGCGTTTTGGGCTATGCTGCTTTTCCCGGACACGCCTTCAAGCAGTCGGTTGGCAAGCGTGGGGTTTGCTTGAGTCGGCGGGATGACATATCCGGCACTCCGTGCGGCTTGTACAGCGGCGGCCATCTCTGGCGCTTGCTCTGGCCCTCGCACGATCTTGCCGAGTGTCTTGCCCGCAACTCCTGCAAGTTTCAATGCCCCCGGCATGGCTGCGCCAATCAATGCGCCGGTTCCTGCTTTTTCAGGGTCCACCAATGCAGCACTTGTGCCGCCAGTTACAGCGCCGCCAGCGGTCCGCGTAGCAAGGTTTGCGAGCGTTCCGGGGATGCCTGCCTTTGCTGCGCCAGCAGTCATGCCGGATGTCTGAACCGCTTCGACTAGGCCCGGCGCGTACTTGGCGACGACAGGAACAGCGCGCATGCCGTTTGCCAATGCGCCACCAACGCCAGCCGTACCGGCGATTTCTCCGCCGAGTTTGCCGGCCTTGAACGCAAGCGAGTTCGGGTCGGCGCCCATCTCAGTCAAACCAGCATCCATGCCCGTGCGGCGATCTGACAGCCGCTCTTTGAACGTCGAAGGGGCCGCGCCGCCAGTTGCAGGGTTGCCGGTCTTTGCAAGCTCAAGGAGTGTTGCGCCGATGCTGCCAGCGCCACGAACAGCACCAGCAGCGAGGTCGCCGGCGCCTTGTTTGATGCGCTCGCCCATGGATGGATCGGGCGCGGTCGGCGCAATCTCAGGCTGCATCGTTTGCAGGAACGCCCCGAGCTTGCGCACGCTTGCCGAGTCACCCGCAGCGTCTGCGTTGCGGATCGCTGCGATCACTTCGTCGCGGGTTGCCATCAGTTGCCTCCGTGTTTGCGGAGAATGGCTGCAATGTCGTCAGGCACGCTGGGATCGGCCTTTGGGAGCGCCTTGCTTTCCTTGTACCCGTTCGGCTTGCTGTATGCCTCTGTGTACAAGCCCAATTCCTCTTCGGCAATGCGCTTCATCTGCTGGAGCTTCGTCACGACTGCTTCTGGCTTGTCGGAGCTGGATGGAATGAACGGAGCAAGGCGAGGAAACTCTGAGGCAGACACAGCAGCGCCAGAGCGATCATGCAGTTTCAAACTGCCGATATTCGCCACTTGAGCGCGTGCATCAACGCCTTTCGTATCCCCTTGTCGAGCACGCTCAACAAACGGAACCGCATTGATGATCCCGAAGGCATCCGGGTTTGCCTTGACTACCGCAATCGCTTGGGCAATGTTGTTCAAGCTTTGCCGGCCTTCGATGATTTTCTTGTTCACTGCCGGCGGGATGTCCTTCAGCGGCTTTCCAAGAGGCGCCCCATCTGCCGACATGACAGGTGTTGCTGTAGGCGATTGGCCGAGCACCAACTTTTTCGGAAGCGCAACCAATCCTGCATCGGTTTCCATGTACTGGGGCGTGTTTTGTCCGACTTGGAAATGCCGCTCGGTTTGCGCGCGCCCAGCCGCTGCCGTCGATGCCGTCATGTTCTGCCCGCGCTGCTGAGTTGTCGCGCTGAGGTCTTCACCCGGCGTGGTCGTCATCTGCACCGTGGCGGGGCCTGCGGGATTCGTGATGGCGTTGAAATCCATCGGCGTCTTGGTCTTGCCGTTGTCAACCATCTGGAACTGCGGAGTCATGGCTTTAAGCCGATTGGCGGCATCCATGACTTTCAACCCCGCTTCGGTCAGCCGTTGCCGCAACTCTGCCGGATTGCTGGGCAACCCTCGCGTCATCTGGAAGCCTTGCCCCGCGTCAATGATCCCGGCATTTTTCAAATTGACGATTTCTGCGATTACATCATCATGCGACAAATTCGGGCGAGTCAAGAGTGAAGAAATTGCGCCGTTCATAGCATCATTTTTCTTCTTCGCAAGTTCCCAATTAGCCGCTTGCGTTTTTGCGCCAAGCTCGGCGGTCTGCGCACCGACATGCCCCACATCAGCGCGCGACTTGTCGGCATCGGCCACTTGCTTGAGATATCCGGGAATCATCTTCCCGAGACCCTGCTGCGCCATCTGTTGCACGATGGCCGTGTGGTTCGGCTGGCCGTCTGCCCCAACGCCGTTGCGGTAGATATCGCCAAGCGTGCGCTGTTGCTGTTGCGATTCCTGCGCCTGTTGAAGCTCCATGTCCTGCATCTGCCCACGGCCCGCCAGTTGGCGAAGGGTCAGCGCTTTTGACTGAACGTCAATAGGGTTGTCGAACTCGATGGGCTTAGCTTGCAGCGCGATTGAGGTATTGAGGGGCATTGCTTAGTCTCCGCTGGAACCGTTGCGCAGGAACCAGTCATTTGCGTTGCCGCTGTTGCTGAACATGCTGGCATCGTTGGTTCCGTTCATGCCGCCCGCTTGCCAACCGGATGACCCGACACCACCATATCGATTGCCAACAGCTTGCTGGCCTTGATACCAGTTGCCCAAGCTCTGCGCACCACCATTGATCGCATTGGCCGTGCCGATGTAGCCAGATGCACGAGCATTCGCCGCTTGCATGCCGTTTTCGCCAAGCTGGCCGGCAAGGGCCGTGCCTTGCTGTGCAACGTCACGGGTTGCGGTCTGCCCCAGCCCTGCAATCGACGAAAGTCGGTTGAAGCGCTGGGTACGGTCGTTGTTGAACCGGTTGTATGCATTGCTGTACTCGCCGCTGGCGTAGTCTTGGCCATAGCGATCAAGCGCCTTCAGCGTGCCGCCACTGAGCAACCCGCCACGCGATGCTGCGCTGGTTTGCAAAGCATTGGAGCCTTGATCCATGCGGAATTGATAGCCGGGGTCTTTGTTGAAATCGGCTAGCGTGAAGTCGCGGGAGAAGTCACCACCGGCAGAAGTCCCGGATGTCAGTTGACCAAGCGCCTGAGTTCCAGCGTCGCGCCATGGCTGAGAGTCGGCGCGGTTTTGATTGAACTGATCTTGCGCTAGGCGGTTCGCATCTTCGGCAGATTTTGCCTGCGCGTCTGCCGCATTGCCGGAAGCATCCGCCGAAATAAGTGAGCCGGCAACGGCCCCAATTGCTGCAACCCACGGCATATCAATGCTCCTTCCGCACACACACGATCATCGTGATGCGCTCATATGGCGTTTCATTCGTCACCCAGTGAGGGTGTTCGTTCTTGAACTCGTACAGGTCACCGGGGCGAGATTCGAGAGACTCACCGTCAAAGCAGAAAAACTGCCCAGGTGCGCTGGTGATCTGAAGCGCATATTTATCGTGCGCGTCAGCATGCCAGCCTTTGTCAGCATGTCGCTTGCATTCAGCGCCAGGCGGGACCCGCGTAATCAAAACACCGCCGAGGATGGAGCCCCCCACGAGTCGCATGATGTCAAGGCAAACAGCTTTAACACCGAGGATTTCGGCTGGCGCGTGCCATTTCGAGTCGTGCGGCTGGCGCGGGTCTTGATTTGCATCACCGTATCGGACCCAAATGTCATCAAGCTGATGATGCGGGCTGGTCGGATCTTGCGTGCGTGCGCGGTTCTGATTCCACAGTTCTGGATGCTGTTGGATTGCCCAGTACAGCCCGGCCACTGGGATATCGCGCTGAATCAAACACAGGTTCATGCGGGAACCTTCATTGGCATGGATTGAATTGTTCGTCTTGCAGCTTCGCTTATTGCTGAAAGATCAGCCTTCACCCACTTTGCGCAATCAAAGGCGAGATTGTCTGAAAAGACAACGCCAGGCGCGTAGGCTGCGTTTTCTTGCTCATCCCATCCGGGCTCTGTCACCACCGCACAGCCATTCGCCATCAAGTAATTGATACGCACCACTTCAAGCGGGTGTGGGTGGTCGGTGAAATGGATATTCACGACAACTCTCGCGCGAGCAATCAGCGAATCAAGCTCCGCGCCATAAACTCCATGTGCCGTCACCACTTTACACTGCTCACGAATTTCCGCCAACTTGGCATCTCGTCGCGGTGACATGCTTCCAAAAAAAAGCACGTCAATATCTTTCGACTTCACTGGCGCGCGTTCAAGGGCTGGCGTGTATCCGTAGGGCACGCGCATAGCATCGACGCCCCGCCGCTTCAACCATTCGACGTTTTTGGCTTGATAGTCCCACACCTTGTGTGCCCGCAACACGTCAAGATAGCCAAGCGACAGCGAGCGGCATCCGTCATAAAGTGGTTCAAAGTTGTAGATCGTTGATCCTTCGGGGATGGTTTGGCCTAGCTTTTTTGCCACATGAGCCAACAACACCACGTCATCCCGACCAATAGCGTCGCGCACGTCATAGACGCATGCCGCCTCGGGAATGACGCCATCACCAATGATCATCAGTGCCCCGCCAGAATGCTCGTGTCCACGCTGGCCGGGTCGGTGTCGCCCGTTGCATGACAACAGAACCAAACCACATCTGTGAGCGCTGAGACTGAATGCGCCATGCCTGCTGGAATGGTGATGCAGGCAGGCGCTTCAAATTCTTCCGCCGCCCCACCAGTTTGAACAATTGCCCGGCCCGCCCCGAGGATCGACAGGTGAGCATGCGGGTGCATGTGCTGTATGAGCATGCACCCGGCCGGGATAAGCGTTTCCTTGGCGTAAGTGCCTCCACCAAAGTGGTGAACGATCTTTACTCCAGCCCGTTCGAGCGTATCGGTGTACGCCATCAAGTCACCTCACGCCCACTGCCGCGAACAGTCACGCCCGTGGCGCTTGGAAGCGTGCTGATGAAGTCGCCTGCCGACAGGACGTGACCAACCACCTCGGGGAATGTGTAGCACTCACCAGCCGCAAGCGTCTTTGCCGAAACAATGGTGTTCGTTGCACCAGCCGCACCACCACTAGGAATGAGTTTCACGGTAAACGTGATGGCTGCTCCAGTGGTGTTGGTGCCTGTAAACTTGTCAACGATCGTTTTGGTGCCTGAAGGCGTGACGTACTGCGTTGTCTCAGCAACGGCGGCATTCAATGCCTCAAACAGCGGTTTGGCGGTGATTGTCATGGTGGTCCTAAATCAGCGTGCCTTGGCGAATGCCCTGCACTTCTTTGGTCAACTCGGTGATTTGGTCTTGGAGCGACCCCACTTGCAGCGCAAGGTCTGACCATGCATCTGCCGTCATCACAATCATGGGTTGCTGCGATTGGCCGGCGTCTTGGATCGAACGGAAAAGCACCGCGTTGGTTTCACTTCCGCCAGCGTCTTCAAACATTGAAGCGCTTAGGTCGGTCGCGCTGGGGCCGGTGGCTCCACCAATGCGCTGAAACACTGACTGGAAAAACAGATACCACGTACGATTGAAGATGCCGTTGGCGTCTAGCGGAGGCTGTGAGTTTTGCGGGATGACGAAAGGCAATGCCATCAAGCGCTCCTCGCCACCGCTTCCAACGAAGCGCCGACGATAACCACCTTTACCGGGTCAGAGATGGTGACGCGGAAAATGCGATCCCGACTCGTGCCAAGCCGGCGCCACTTCACACGCCTTCGGTACTGTCCAATTTTCCCGATGCTGGCCCAATGCTCATTGCTCCACGTATGACCACCATCATCGCTCCAATCAAGCATAGCCTGGGGGTCTGAGCCAACAACAGGGGTAGAGCCTCCGCTTGCTTCTGGAATGCCAACGCCAGATTCAAAGTCCAACTGGAAAGAGTTGTAAAACACTCGCCTTAGATCGTTGGAAATGTGCTTCGCAGCACGGCGACGAACAATCGTGTCTAAGACATCGAGGTACGTGTCGAGTTGCAAATAGCAAAGCGTATTTGAATTTCGATCACCGACAACGGTTTCACCATTGAACTGCATCTGACAATTTGGGCGCGCTCGCTCAAGCAATCCAGACGTTGGGTTCCTCCACCCGCGCTGGTGCCAAAGCCCGGTAGACACGTCATAGCACCACGTCACGTTAGCAGTAGGGAAGGACAGAACGTAGAAGCTATGCCCTTCCTGTTGATAAGTGAACGCTTCCGCGTCATCAATGCGCGAGTAGCCTGCAATGGCAAATTCGATTGCGTGGGTGCTGATCCGCTGCGGCTGATAATTGATTGACCGCCAGATGACGCCACTGCCTTCGTCGGATCGGCCAAGCCACAAAAAACTGCTGTCGATCTTTGCTACGGAGTTTTTCGCAGCGCAGCCGATTTCCATTGCAGCGCCTTGTACCTTTACAAATGGGGTGTCAGCGTCGCCCGATGGCTGGAAGACTTCGGTAGAGTTAACGCCGAACTCCCAAAGTTCACCAAACCCAACGATTTGCGAAACAATTACATCAGGCGATGCCTCGGCCGTTGAAAAGCTCAGTGAATCGATGTTCGTGCCATACAACTCGGTCCACTGAAACTGCCCCGTACCGGGTTTGTTCCAGATGAATCGTCCAGCAAGAAAGCCGACTTTATCCCCGCCCACAAAATCAGCATCTGTGATTTGCGTAATCGTTGCTGCCACTGGGTCGATGAAGTAGCCGGCAGAGCCGGTAACCATCATTACCAAACTGCCGTTGTCAGCCATACTGACCGGCGTTGTTGCAGATGCAATCGGGCCAAGCAACAGTGCCGGGGCGCCGCCATCAGGATACACGATCCATACGTAATCGATCATGACTGCAATTGCAATCTGATCATTGAACCGATACAGCCCGCGCACTCCAGTATTGAGCGATGCCGCCAGCGTCTGCCATCCGGCCATCCCCGGTGTGCCGACGAGCATGGCAGGCGATTTGCTGTTCCCGCTGCCGATTTCAGCGTATAGGTTCAAACTTTCCTGCGCGTCGAAATTCTTGCTTCGAGCAGTGCTTGACCCACCGATGAAATCAAACTGCGCCATCAGTAACCAATCCGATAGTTCCCGGTTCCATGAATGCCGATCAAAGCGCTGTCATAGTTTGCCTTGACTGGGGACTTGTTGGCGCGTTTGTAGTCGGCCTTTGAATCAGCGGCGATAGCTGCAAGGCTCGTATCGATGGGCGAACCGTATTCCGTCGCCAGCTCGATTGCTAGCGCGTAACGCAGAGCTTTGACTGCGCCAGGCGGGTAGTTGATTGCAGTCGCCAGCGTGGGGATTTGCGTGATCAGCCGGTCAAATGTCAGCGTGATCGGAAGAACCTGCGAAGGAACGGGCCACAGCGTAACCAATCCCAGCGGGAAATCGTTCACGTACAGCAGTTTCTCGGGGATCGGCTGCTGGAAGGTTTTCAGGCTGAAACCGTTGTACTCAAGCTGTCCAATCACATCAAAAGTGAAGTCAACACCGCTGAAGGTAACGTACCCGCCGCTGATTTGGCTGGGCCGGGTGGTGTTGAAGTTTCCGGATGGGCCAATGGTGTACGTGGCCTGCCCTGCAACTGTTGCCCCGACAAAGTTGGACGTGCTCCAAAGTGACATCGGTTCGGTGTCCCAATTTTCGAGCACGTCATTCAACGTCGCCAGCGCATCGGTTGCTTCTTCTCCAGTCGGGGTTTCGCCCGCCTCAAGAATCTTGGCGAGCTTCATGGACCTGACAATCAGGTCATATGCTGTGGTTGGGCTGGGCATTTAGGGCCTTTTTACGCGCGTTGTGTATATTTTTAACCAATAACCCAAGCAGCACCTGTACAGAACACAGGCACCAGGGGATCGCAGTCAGCGACACTGTTTTGCTCGCGGGGGCCAGAGAACCGGGAGCCGAAGCCCCCGGGTCGGATCAGTTCGGCTGAAGTTCGCCGCTGACCAGCACAAGCAGCCAATCAATCGCCACAGCAGCAGTAGCAGCCGCGTTCAGAGTGAACGTAACCGAGCCAGCAGCCGGGGTGATGCGGGTGATGTACAGAGCCGTGCCGTCAGCCGCAGCGTTCGCCAGGTAGGCTTGAAAACGGCTTTCCGTGTTGAACGACGAGTTGGTGACGACAACCGAAGTACCAGCCGCTGCGATACCGACGCGGCCAAATGGCTTAGTCGTGGTCACAGCACCCGGAGTGACCGGGCCGGCAGAGACGGACGCAAAACCTTGGGCGACGAGTGCCGCTTCTTCTTGCGTGGCGAGTTGGACGATGGTGCCGGCAAGATAGCCAGCGTATGCGCGACCGAGGAGAATCATGATGGTTCCTTTGAAGTTTGGTTCTGTTATACTAAGCGCGTCACAGAACTGGGGGACAAGATGTTGACTGCCGAAAGATTGCGAAAAGTGTTGGCTTATAACCCAGAAACTGGCGCATTCCAGTGGAATTCGACTGGTTCAGGCCGAAGCGCCAAGCCCGGATGCCTTGATGCCGATGGATACTGGCGAATTGGCATTGACTACCGCATGTACAAAGCTCATCGGCTTGCATGGCTGTACATGAATGGCGAATGGCCTACCGCCGAGATTGACCACATTAACTGCGACAAACTCGACAACAGGATCGCCAATCTTCGCTTGTGCGTTGGGGGTATTGTCAACGCACAAAATCAAGCTGGCCCGACTCGCCGTAACAAATCGGGCCGTCCGGGGCTGTTCTGGTTTGCAAAAACCAACCGCTGGCGTGTGCAAATTACCTGCAACAAAAAACAAATCCACCTTGGTTACTTCAAGGATATTGAAGAAGCTGCGGCTGTTTATGCCAAAGCCAAAGCAGAAATGCATCCTGCGAGCAGGAAATTAACTACCAGAGTTAGACCGTTAGGTACTTGACGCTCAATTCCGGGTAAGTCGCAACCCAACCAAATAGGACATCCAGCCGCATTATACTGTTATCATTGACCCCGTCGTAGAACTCGGTCACCTTCAAGGTGAAGCCCTTGTAGGTTTCCTGGGCCACATCGATGACGCCCTTGCCGCCAGGCGGAGACCACATCGGAACCATCGCCAGCGTGAACGCGTCGCGGTGATAGCCGATGTTGCAGCCGTAAGAGGTCGATGCGGCGCCGAAGATGACGTAGGGTGCACCAGTCGTCGGCGAGGCCGTGACGTTCTGGAATGCGCCAGAGGTCACGATGCCCGGGCTGATCGAGATGGAGGTCGCACCGGCCAGTGCGTCAGCCGTCACCACGAAGTTTGCCAGCACGCCAGTCGTGGTGCGCGATTGCGGGTTGACCGCAAACACACCCGGCAGGGTGATGGTGGTTCCGCGAGCCAACGTACCGCCAGCGATCGCCACAACCGTGATCGTCGAGCCGGTTTGACCAGCACCGTTGATGTTGGTTGCGGTTGCGGCGCCGTTGGTGTGCACATCGACGTTTTGGTCCATGGCGTAAGCCAGGCCCAGCGAGTCAACCATCATGCCCGAGCCGAATTGCTTCGACACCGTGGCTTGAGCGTTGAACAGACCCGCGAAGCCTTGCACAGCGGCACCGTTGAGCGCCGGGTTCATGACGAACGCCCGGCGTTTGTCGCGCGGGGCCGCCATTTCGTCCAGACGGCGATTCACGTCAGTCACAGCGCCGATGGCGAGTGCTTGCGTGGTCGGCAGGGCGCCCGTGGTGTTCAGGGTGTTGAACGTGCTGTAGTGCGCCAGTTGCAGACCTTGACGGTCGATTTCGTTGGCAACCGTCGCCATTGCAGCTTGCAGCTTGTCTTCCAGTTGCTGAAGCGACAGGGTGCGCTCCAAGCTGGTGAAATTCAGGTCGCAGCCGCCTTGGCTGAGGGTCAGCGGAACCGTGGTTTCGACGGTCGCTTGGGGGACGGCAACACGGCCAGCGCGATAGGTGTAACGCGGCGGCTTCTTGATGTTGATGGTTTGGCCCGGCGAGTAGCCGCGCGACTGGTTGCCGGTGAACTCGGTTTCATAGTCGCGGTTGACCATGGTCGAGAACGACAGCATGTTTTCGAGGATCGCCATGGCTTCCTTGGCGACAATCGAGCAGGTAACAAGGGTATTGCTCACAGTGAAAGTTCCTTAATCGGATTGGTGTTTACCGAGCCCATCGCGCGCCTTGGGCTTTGCGTTGACGCATGTATTCGTCCATGCTTGCGGTTTGCAGGTTTGGAGTCGTGCTGCGCCCTTGCGAGCCGTTGATGCTTGCGGGCTTCGGTGCTTGAGTTGTCTTCACAGGAATTGCTTGCGCTTCAGCAGCCGGCGTAAGGCGGGCTTCGATGCGCCCGATTTCTCGGTCAGCGCTCCGGGTATCCATGCCGTTCAGGCGATCCAGAACCTCGGGATGCTTGGCAAGGTGATAGGCCAGTGCCGGGCCGTGCTCGCTGTCCTTCAATGCTTGGGCTACGTGGTCGGCGATCGGAGCGTCTGAGGCCCCGACAACTTGGTCATAGTCCGGCATCGCGGTGCGCGCTGCGGCTTGGCGTTCTGCCCATGTAGCCTCACGCTGGGTGGCCTGCTGCATCTCTGCTTGCTTGGCATCCCGTGCGCTCAGTTCCTTGGACAGTCGGTCTGTCACCTTCCAATCGGTCAGGGCTTCGACGTATGCATTGTGATCGTCGAATTGATCCGGGGTAGGCTTTGCTGGGGCGGCAGGTTCTGCCGATGGTTGCGCCTTACCCTGGGTTGCAACGCCGCGCCAATAGGCAGCTTCTCGCTCTGCTTCATGGCGCTTGCGTGTCAGTTCATCAATGCGCGGCTGCACACCTTTGAACCGGCCCTTTTCGTCCCGCTCTGGCTCGCCATCAGAGGCGTCCGCTTGCTGGGGTTCCTGTGATTGCGCAGTTTCTTCAACCTTTTCGGGCTGTTGAACGACTTCAGTTGCTACTTCGGTCGGCTGCTCGATTGCTTGGTCTTCGACGCTCATTGAGCGATTCCTTGCCCCGCTGTTGTGTCGGCGGGTGCGACGTTGCCCTGTGCGCTTTGATCCACTGCCGGGCCAGCAATGGAGCGAGGTCTTACATTTCGGCGAGGATTGACATTACAAACACGATGTCCAGCGCCTCTAGTTCCTGCGCGGCAATCTCTGCCTGACGCTCAGCCTCAGCAAGCATCAAGGCGATCTGCGCTTGTGCTTCTGCTGCCTTCTGAATCTCATCCTGTAGCTGCGCACCTAGCTTGTCGGCGAGGTCTTGCGCACTCTTGGCTTTCTCAAACGCGAGGGCTTTCGCCTTCCAACGCTCTACGTCAGCCATTGCCTCTACGACGCTGGCCTTCAGGCTCTGAACGTATGTGTCGGCTGCGGCGTCGCGCGCCGCTACAGGCTGCGCAAGGGGTTGCGCTTCAATAATCCCCTGCGCAAGCCGTCGAGCTAGCTTCTCTGACTCTGTCTCAGTCTTGCGGCTCCACTGCCTAGCGGGGAACCCGCCGACAGATGCCGGTTGACTTGACGGAACAGTGAATGTTGCTTCGCGCCCTGATACGACATAGGCGCCAGTCGCACCAAACAGCGAATAAGCGACTGACCCTGTACCAGGCGTGTAGGAAAACGTCCCGGCACGCCCAGTGATGGCATATGCGCCGACCGCACCAGCCAAGTTCCTGCCGGCGCTGAACGTTGCTGCACGCCCGGTGAGGCTGTACGCACCAGTAGCGCCACTCAGCGTGTAATTGACCGCCGCGGAGCCGGGCGTGTACGTCAGCGTCCCAGCTTGGCCCGATATCACATACGCGCCGGGGCTACCCGACAGCAGACGGCCTACCTTAAACGTTGCCGCTTGCCCGGACAGGAAATAAGCCCCAGCCGCCCCGGCAAGCGTGTGGCCCGCTTTGAACGTCGCTGCGTTGCCTATGATGGCATAAGCGCCTACGGCACCACTCAGCAGCCGCCCGACTTTGAATGTCGCCGCTTGCCCCGCTATCGCATAACTGCCAACTGCACCCGAGAGCGTGTAGTTGACGGCCCCGCCGCCACCGCCTGCCGTGAGCGCAAGCAGCAGTGACACGGCTTACGCTCCCACGTAGTACGAAACGTTCACGCGACAAAGAACCGCAGCGCCGGCTGCAGCAGCGACAACGGTCGTCGCGGTGTTCGCAACCGACGATTTGAGCGGTGTCGATGGTTCGTACACCACGTCTTTTTCCGTCCCGCCTGCGGCCATTGCGTTGCCGACCGACCATGCCGGAGAGCCCGGTAGATTGGTCGTCGTATGGATCAGCGTAGCAGTGCCCGCAAGAGCTGCTGTTGCGTTGCGCGTGATGTCGATGTGCGTGATGTAGTGGAACAACCCGACACCTGCGGCTGGGAGGGTCGCAGTGGCCGCAGTGTTCGCGGCAGCGGTCGCCGTGACGTGGAAGTTGGATGGCAGGTCACGCGTCTGAATGATCTGGTCGGCGATGCTCGCACGGGCCACGACAGTGACGTTCCCGGACGTGTAGGCAGACACCCGCGCTCGAACGCGACGAAATCCGGAAACTCCCACTGTGTACAGGCCGGATTGCGTCGTCGCAATGATGATCGACGGCACGAACTGCTCTTGCACAATCGCCGCTGCCAGAAGCTGCTGGTTCGCAAATGCCGGGAGCGCGAAGTAGTTCGTGCCGTCCAACGTTGCCTCAAATACCAGCGTCAGCACCCCGGCGGCGGTGCGCACGTCAAACAGCGCAACCGCCTTGCCGTTCAGGTCCATCACAAGCTCGGCGTTCAGCGCGGCCAGTGTTGCGCCAGCCGTCCGCGCATCGGCGAACGTCTCGCCACCAATGGTGTCGATCTGGCCCCCGAACGGGTTACCGCGTGCGTCGAGAATGAGCGATTCGAATGCCATGATTTTCCTCAGTCAGCCCAGACGTAGCGAAGGGCGAAAGTGCCGACCATTTTTATAAGCGCGCGGCCGTAGATCGTCCCGCCAACACCAGCGCTGGGGGATGCCGTGAAATGCGCCAAAATTGGTAGGTATCGGTGATCGTTGATCGTGTGGTCTGCCGTACTGTCTCCGGCCATCACGTACACCTCGACCTTCGAGGTCCCGCTAATCGTTGCGGCTGTGAAAGTAATGGATGCCTCTTGCGCCCCAGGGAATACCCCGAAGTCGATAGTCGCAGTTCCTTGCCCAGTAGCCATTACGCGATGGTGAACACACCGTTGGTTGTGTCAGGCGTGAAAACGAACGTGTCGGCGTTGGTGCCGTTCATCACGATGGATGAGCCGTTGTCCCAATAGCCGACATTGATGTTCGTGGTTTTGTCCACCAAGATGACATAGCGGAAAGTGAATCCACCACCGGAGGCAGTCCACGTCGCCGGAACGGTCAGCTTGAGCGCATAGGTGCCCGCCGCTTCCGTGCTGCTCGTCGTGGTGACGTTTGTCCCGCCCTGCGTGTAGCCACCGCCCGTTGCAAGGTCGGTCGTGCCGGCGGTGAATGTGGTTCCTGCCGGTACCGTGTTGGTAAGCGCAAAGGCCCATTGGTCCGTGCCAGCGTTGATGCCTTCGACAAGGAAGTCAATTGCACCAGCGACCTTGATATACGCGGCCATTACATCGCCCCTTCACTACCGACCGGCTCTTGCGGATCGACTTCTTCGAGCACTTGCCCGTGGTACATCGCGCCGCTCGGGGCTTGGATGCTCATGCTCTTGCGCTTCGGTGGGTGCAGGGCGTTGACGAGTTGAGCCAGCATTGCTGGGGTGTTGTCCACCACTTGCTGCGGCTTGTCGTCCTTTACCAAGTCTTCCTGCACGTCATTTGCCAAGGCGGGAGGGGGCTGCATCTTCGCCAGCAGCAGTTGAATCATCCCCTTCAGTTCCTCAGTGTCGCCGCGACTCTCAGCCTGAATCTCGGCCACGCGGATTGAGGTTTCGGCCTGCAAGCGAGCTTTATCCATGCCGCTCTTGGCTTCGTCGAGTTGATCCATGAGTTGATGCATGGCTTGGTCTTGCTGCTGCATCTGCGCCTGAACTTCGGGCGGGATGGGGGGAGGACCATCTTCGCCCTCTTTAAGCTTGTCGCGCAGCTCAGGCGGCATGGTCTTCTCAATGCGCTCGGCGATTTCTTCAGCGCCAGGCCAATCCATTGCGCGCACGATCTTGTCGCCAGCCACATCCATCAACTTGGGCCAGCTTTGCACAGTATGGAGCATCCCATCGACAGCCTCTTGGCGCATGGTGTCGTAGCTCGGGCCAACACCCACGGTGATGTCGTATTGACCCACGCTCATGTCGTTCAGGATCGTCTGAACCGCGCCAGTCTTGTCGGGCTTCTGCTTCTCAGGAGGGATCGGAGTGTTGATCTCGACCGATGACATCTTCTTGTCTTCCCCGAGGATGCGCAGGGTGCGGGGCGCGTCGTACACCTTGGGCCACATATTCACGATACAGCGTCCAACATGGCGCAAGGTGATGTGCAGGTTGTCGGTGTAGTGGTAGTTGGACGTTTCGCCCTGCTTGTCGCGGGCGTTGATCGCCCTACCGCTTGTCTCGTTGCTTCGAGCGCCTAGGCTTGCATCAAAAATGCCGGTCGTGGCTTTGATGTCTTCATTGGCGTTGCGTCCCATCTCCATCAAACCGGAGGGGAACGCAGCCATGGGTTGGCGAGCAGGCGGAGGGGCGAGAACACCACCCAGCGCTTTGGGTTTGTACTCAAGGAACGGAAAGGAACTATTGTTTGCCGCAGCCCATTCGGCCTCGTGGCCTTCAAACTGGCCTTCAGCGCCGATGTAAGGCGTCTTGGGCCGAAGGGCTATTTCCTCGGTCGCTGCCGTGGTCCAAAAGTTGTACATCCGGGCCGGGTCTTTGGCGTTCCGAATCAAACCGGAGCGATAGACCTTGCCGTCGATGTCCACCTCGTCGCCGTAGACCGGGAAGACCGGGATCCACTTGCACGGGATGTCGGCGCGGGCCAAGACTTCCACTGCGGTGAGCTTGAACCACTGCACGGTGACCTTCGTGCTCTCGCGCTTGGCAACCACGGTCACGCCGGGTGGCATTTCAAGCAAGTCTTGCTGCCACCCACTTTCGCCGTTGCTCAACTGCATCAGTGTGGCTTTCTCGCGGTGCAGGCGGTAGTACTCGGCGATGCGAACCTGATCAGCGGTGATCCAATCGGTGCCGCTGTCGCCCATGCCTCGAATCGTGCTGGCGTCGCATGGATCGGCGTCGGGATACTCCACCTTGAACTCGGTGCGAGGCACCTTGACGCTCAGGATGCACCACTGCTGATCCGATCCATCAGGCTCGATGTGGGCCGGGTCCATGTAGACCGTGAAAGCGTTGCGGATGCGCTTGAACTTGATCTCTTGGTCGAACGATGTGTCGTCGCAGTAGTCGGTCACCAGGCGGAAGTAGCCGAACCCGATGGCCGCCGCGCTGTTGACTGCGGTGTCGTAACACACGTCCGCGTTACTGGCGTACTCGATGTGCCGAATACCGCCTTGCATGATTTCGGCGACTTCCACATCCCCATCGGAGACAGGATGCACCTTGATGCTCGGCACGTTCTGCCGCTGGCTGTTGGTGACTTGGTGCAGGAAGGTAGGCAACTTGTTGATCGTCAGGCACGGCCGCATGTCTCGCGTGCGCTGAGCCTTGATCACCGGGTCCCACTGGTCGCCTTTGATGAAAGCAAGGTCATCGAGCCCGCTGGAGCGGTTGTCACCATCGGCGGCAATGCTGATCGCCAGACGATCTTGGCACTCCTTGATGATGGCGTCGTCATCAGTCTTGGACGCGAGAACGTCCTCCTCTGCCTGCGACTTGTCCGGGGCTGAACTCACGCTTTCTTTTCCTTGCCTTCGTAGAACAGCACCACTTGCTGCACCTGCTTGCCTGCCAAATCGGCGTAGTTCATGAACTGACGCTGCGCTTCTGTCATGGCGTCAACTTCATTCATCGCGGCCACATCAACCCCGATCAACGGCAGCTCGCCTTGGCCGTTTGCAAGGCAGTGATAGAGGTTCACGCTTTCTCTTTCATCATTGCTTCCGCCACTGGGTTAAGCGCCAGCACACGCGGGTTTGAGTGGGGAAGTCGGGCCATCAAGATGGGCTCGGGCTGAATCACCGAGAACCCAAACTGTCGCGCGTACCAGCCCACAAGTTGCGCCTGACTCAGCGCGATGTTGTCGCCGTAAGGCATGGGCCACAACATCAGAACGATGTTTGCAGCGTCTGCTTCACGGCAGACCTTGTGCATCAAGGTGGTGGCGTAGCCCTTGCGCTGGTCAGCCTCGGGGACTTCAAGGCTGGTCACTTCACGAGTGCGATCACGCATGCGCAAAGGAATGGCGTTAGTTTGCCGCACCTTCACGCTGGCCGGCCCTACCTTGCGGATACCTGTTTGCATCAACCCATCCACCCTTGATTGCTTGCGATCTGCCGCGCACTGGGCCGATCTTTCTTCTGATACGGGGGCTGAACATGCTCAAGCGCCCGGCCAACCAGCGACAGCACGTCTACCGCGTCATCATGCTTGCCAGCGGGAAACCGCAGAGCTTGCCCGATCACGTCCGATTTCCAAACCGCGTTCTTCGGGAAGAACACCTTGCCCATACTGGCAAGCGCTTGGATGTTCCGAGCGCGTGTCGGCTTGTCGTTGATGCTCGCCATCCACTCCATATTCACGAAAGCCCGGCGCTCGTTGAACCGACGCAGCATGAATGGCTCGATGGCTCTGCGGATCGGCCCAGCTTCACCAAACCACATCAGCGGCTTGTGCTGCACGATCAAGTCGCACTGCTGGTCAATCCACACATCAGCGGTTTCCTGACCGCGCCACCAGTCAAGCACGTAGACATTGCCCATCGGGTCAAGACCGAAAATGCCGTGCTCTGTGTAGTCGCCGCTGCCTTCAGTCACCGCGTAGTCGCTGGCCCCGTAGATCGCCAGCACTTCCGGCAATGCTTCGTATTCGCCGAACCAATCAGCCTTGAAGTAGTCGCCCACGTCTGCGGTCGGCTGCTGCTGATACAGCGCATTCCAAGACCGCATGTCCATCTTTGCTACCTGCACCATTTCGTCGGTGAACCACTCAGGCCACAGCCGCTGGCCTACCTTTCGGCCTAGTGGGTCGTTTGGCATGGCTTCCATGGCAATCTCAAGCACCGTCCAACGGGCGCGCTCACGCTCAAGGAGCCGGCCGCCTAAATCGTCTTCATGCCAGCGGGTCATCACCACGATCTGCCGCGCGCCAGGCTTAAGGCGAGTCAGTAGGTCGTTTGTGTACCACTCCCAAGCCTTTTGCCTGCTGCGCTCGCTGTCAGCGTCTTCCCGGCTTTTGACCGGATCGTCAATCACAGCAAGGTCAGCGCGACGGCCAGCGATCGAGCCGCCAACGCCGGCAGCAAAGTACTCACCACCCTTTTGCGTTTCCCAACGTCCGGCGCTTGCGCTGTCGTCAGCCACGCCGAAACCAAACACCCGGCCAAACTCAGTCGAGCCGGAGATGTTCCGCACGCGGCGGCCAAACCTTTCGGCCAGCTCTTGCGTATGACTTGCAGCAATCACTGATAGCGCTGGGTTGCGACCGAGGAACCATGCGGGAAACTCCACGCTGGTGTACGTGCTCTTGGCGCTGCCCGGAGGCATGCAGACCATCAGCCGCTCTAACTCTCCGCGCTCTACCGCTTCAAGGTGGTCTATCAGCAGCCGGTGGTGAAGCGCAGGGGCAATCCCTGCATCGCGATACTCAATGAACTTGGCTAGGTTCGTCTGCGCCGCCAGCCTGCGATCCAGTTCCTGCGATAACCGCAGCAAGTGCGCCTTTGAGGTCTGTGAGGCTGAGTTGTTCGACATCAGGTGCCTCGATAGTCACGCTTTGTGCTGCCTTGCCATCTAGCCGATCAGCCAAGGTGTTGATGGCCCAAGGCTCACCAGCAGCAGCCATGTCCAACAGTTGCTCTGCGGCTTGCCTCAAACGCTCCCCGTTATCTTGGGCAATGGCTCGTTTCAGGGCGCCGTCAAACAGCTTGCCTTTTTGGCCCAGCTTGTTGCCTTTTTCGAACGCCATGGTTGCAGCCGCTAACTTATTGATGCGTAAATGGAATGAGTGGCGGGCGCGTCCTTGAGTTGTAGCAACTACTGGGGATGTAGAACGGCCCGCCGAAATGGAAACGCACCCGAGATTGCTCAAAGGTGCGTTTGATGCGGAGTCGGCTCCGCTGGCCCGAATTAAAGCACGTTTCGTGCGTGTCTTGCAACTGCTATTGTTTGCATGCCAAATAATCGGCGTTCAAAGTTCATATGATGCCGTCCCTTTCAAGCAGGTTTGATAACATTCGCCTCGCAGCAATGAGGACATAAGCGCGCTCAATGTCATTGGTCGGTAAGCGGGGGCTTTGCCATACCACTACACCTGTAGCAAGGTTGCGGGCGTTGAACTCCACGGCAGTGCGCCATGGCTGCTCCATGCGATCAATGCAGTAGCCTACAGCCTCCATCCGCTCACTCTCGTGGTCGGTGTCGCTGGCGCCGTTGTGGCTGTCGTACTGCCGACTGCACCGGTACAGCTTGCAAGCGGCGTTGGTGGTATAGAAACCTGCTGAGGCATGGGCTGCCGATGCCCAGCGGTGCCATGAGGCAAGCAAGTTGTTCAGTATTTCCTGTGTGCCGTCAACGCCCAATTGCTTGCCCCTTACTGTTGAACAGTGAACGTGCCGCTGACACTGTAGGCGGTGGTTTGGGCCTGGCTTAAAGTGGCGAACAGGACCAGTGCGGCGGCGATGATGTGTTTCATGTAGTTCCTCGGGTGGTTTAGGAAGCGGAATCGTGCTCTCGCTTGCTTTGTGCCACTTTAAGCCGATATTTGGTGCGGATGGCCCGCAAATCGTCTCGGGTTAGCTTGAGCATTGGATGTGGTCCTTTGAGGATTGCCACCCGCTCGGGGCCAATGCGCCGGACCAACTCTGCCTCGTAAGCCACGCGGTCCCAATCTCCCCGATTGCAGCCTTTCAGTTGTTTGTGGCAATTGTCTTCGTCAAACGATAGCTCTAGGTTTGCGCCTCTGCCCCTGAAGTGCCCTGCATCCCATGACCCGCCCGTAAGCGCCTCAGCCCCGCTAGGCCAACGGCCGCAGCAGATGCACGGCTTGTCGGCATCCCTGGCTCGGATGAAATCGTTAAACGCTTTCTGAGCCTCTTTGCGGAGGTCTGGAAGCGTCTTTTGTGCTTCGCGCTTGGCTTTGGTTTCTGCCCGCTCTTTCTTTCTGGCAAGCACTGGCACGCGCTGAGCGCATATTCGGCTACACACTACCTGCATGCTGCTGTACTTTGGCTCAAAGTCCTTGGCACAGATTGTGCATTGCTTCATTCTTGCAAGCCAAGTGCGATTAGGGCCAATGTTTGACAGGACGCCCTGTCTCGATTCCATGTCCCATCCGGGCGAATCGGAGTTGCAATCAGTTCAAGTGCCGCGCGAAGCGTAGCTAGTTGCTCGCGCTCACGAACGCACTCGGGGCGGGCACAATAGCAACTGAAACTATGGTTATCTTCGATCATTGCGTTGCTCGATCCATTGCTCTATTGCTAGCCTCTTGGCTCCTCCAGACTTCCACACTGGCCTGCATCGCCACCATCCGCCAGCGTAGCGCCTCCTCCCCCTCCACTGCGATGCGCAGGGCCTTCAGGTGCTCGATGTATTGAGGGGCGGCGTAGGCCTCACGCTCCTGCATGGCCGCCGTGCTTTGTACGCTGGCCTTCATCAGAATTGCCTTCAGGCTCTTGCGGTACTCTTCCAAGTACACGCGCTCACCTTTTGCTTTTGCGAGCCTTGGAGCGGTGTCCAGCATCATCTGTATAGATGACTGCGGGTCAATTGGCTTGCTCATGCGTCAATCCACAGTTCCTGCCCGTCAGCGGTTGTCGCCTTCACTTTGCCATTCAGCACTTGCGTGCTCACGTTTGGCGGCGCAATGGGGAAGTCGGGGACGCGCTGGTACTGTTTCGCTTTCTCGGCGGCGATCTGCTTGGCAAGCACTTCAAGGCGGCGGTTCAGGTGTTCAGACATTCGTTGTCTCCTTCCTTCAGTGAGATTTGATCGCGCCACGTTACATGGCGGATGAAAAACTGCGCCTCTTCCTTGCCTGGGCTGCACATGCGCTCGGAGGGGCGGTGGCTGTTGTCGGGGTCGGCGTGGTGTAGGCACTTGTCGCGGAGCCTGCAAAACCCGCCCATGCAGGGTTGAATTGGCTCGATCTTCATGCTACCCGCCTGATTGGTTGCCGCTGGCTCCTTGTGGCCTGCAATGCAGCATCTCGCTGACGTTCTTCGGCAAGGTAGCGGGCAGTTCTGTCGGCGTCGCTTGTGGCTGCGGCTTTGATGGGCTTGTCTTGAGGGACGTAAACATCGGCCCAGCAGTGGTTCGTGGACTGGTCAAGCGCGGCGTTTGGGCAGTGGCCGGCGTCTTTGATCTTTTGAAGCTCGGAAACAATCAGCTTTCTTGCTCGGTCTGTCATAGGCTTTTTGGCTAGGGCGCGCATGTCCTCAAACCCCTGCCATGCTTCCCGGTCAATGTACTGAGGTAGAGCAATCATTCTGCCGCCCCCAAAGCTGCAAGTGCGCGGGCCTCCCGGCGCAACAATCGTTTCTTGTCCTGCAACTGCTCGGCCATACGCAAAAAAGGCGCCGCGAGGTCTAGGCATTCTCGCTCGATGGCAATCACATCGTTTGCATGGATCGCCGCTCGCAATTCGTCGGAGCGGATGCGGACCACCGGCAGGTAGCCTTTGACGCGCTCGGCAACGTCTGCGCACTCTTTCCCGACGCGGTTGCGGTGAAAGCCATCAATGACGGTGCGCCTGCCATCTTCGTGGTAGGTGACGATTGGCTGCGTGTAGCCATCTGCCATGATCGACAGCCGAAGCAACTCCATTTCAGGAGGTGCGACGCTGTTTGGGTTGTAGTCGTTTGCATGCACAACCTCAGCAGGCACCCACTCCACAAGGCCCACGGGCTCACCAGCAAACGGACCGGCCTCGTGGAGCATCAGGCGGGTTTTGTTCAACGCTTCGACTTGCTCATTCAGCGGTAGGTGCGGGATGCTGAGGATTCCAGCCTCGCACATTTCAAGGATTGTTCCAAGACTCATTTTTGTCTTTTCTCCATAGCTACGCCGGGTGACCGATGCCACTGCTCCGGGTGCGCGGTTCTTCTGCCCTACGCACCTCAAGTGCCCATGAGGGATAGATTCATCGAAAAAGACTGCTAAGCGTAGTCACAATCAGTCTCTGCCTGCGCAAGTCGCTCTATCGACGCTTGCACCCGTGCGTTGGTCGTTCGCAAGGGGTTGTCTGACTTCCAGTGCCCCGATTTCATGGGCATGACTCGTTTACCACTGCCCGACTGGAGGCCAGAACGCAGAAAGGCCACTTTCTGCTGCGTTCCGTGCTGCCAGGCTGAAGGGGCAAGTGCCCCACGGAGCGCATGAGAAAGTGGCCTCATGCTGTTTTCTACGCCTGGCAGCAGTAGTTGATAAATCATGATTGATGGCCCGCAGCTTGTCAAGGCCTCCCGCGAAATCTTCGGTACATTTTGAACCGCGACCCGTCTACTTCAAGCCACTTGTCCATGATCTGGACGCCTTCAGCTCTCCACTCGCTGACACGCTGGCTCAGGCTCAACACGCCGCATAGCTCCATGCTGTCAGCGGCAGTCATCCAGCGCTTGCCGAGCATGTGAAAAAGCTTTTCGCATTTGGTGGTTTTGGCAGGCTTGGCGGGGAGCCTGTCAAACGTGATGGGGTCTCTCATTGGTCGATCCTCCGATAAAACGCCAAGCCTTGGTAGAAATTCCACAGCGCCAGCACGCATGCAACAAGCGGCGCCCACCATGCCGCAAACGAAAGTGCGCCCATGCAAACAAGGGACATTGCTGTGTCAATCAAGATGTGAAATTCGGTGCGAGTCATTTGCTGCCTTTCGGGTGAATGCAACCTTTAGCCAAGTTCTCCGCTCGTTGCTTTGCAAGGGCGGGGCTGATGTACTTCTCGCTCCAAGGTTTGGGCTGGTACATGGGTGGGAAGTGATGCTTCCGCACTAGCTCGGTGAAGTAGCCGGCGGGGTAGTCAGTCATGGCGCATGACCTCCAAAAGCGTCTGCCGCGCAAAATTCCCATCGTCAACCAATCCGGGATGCTTTGGGTGGATGGTCACGACTACTGCATGCGAATACCACTCAAGCGCTTTCCGCAGCCTCTCAATTTCTGCGCGCTGGGCCGCAAGAGCCTCCGCAGCCTCCCCGGCGAATCTGTAGCCTTCACCAGAAACCCCATTCATTCGGTCAATTAGGTCTTCAATCATCGCGGGTGCCATGCCTGAGCCTGCTTGATCTTTGCTTGCCATTCGCCCTGCTTGCGTGTGATCTGACGGCTGGGCAAATCGGTTGCGTCATCCTCAGCATCTTTAACCTTCTTGCCAGGCACAACCCAGCGCGAAAACTTTTTGCTGCCGATGGTGTCAGCCATGCCGAGGAATCGGAGGGCCTGCAACAGGTCGCGGAGGTTCGATGCAGCCAAACCTAGCTGGGCCTCGATTTCGGTTCGCTTGATGCCTTCTGCGCCTGCACTGGCGACTACATCAAGCACCTGTTGCATGCGGGGGGTGACATAGCTGCGGCGCAAATGGCGGGGGGTTGCTGGCTTGATTCGTGTGGTCATGGTTCCTATCGCTTGTCGTATGAACAATTCTTTGGTTTTCATTAAGCCCTCCCGGCAAAAAAGACAGCCCCGCATCAGCGTGAACCGATGCGAGGCTGAAACACGCGCAACGGAGTCGAACCGAAGGGCCGGGAGGAGTGTTCGGCCTTAGCGTGGGAGAAATGAGCAATCATCTTACGTGCCGTAGCCGGAGCCGCAGCTGGAGCCGTCGCCGTCGCAAAACTTATTTGCAGGCATTGATAGACTCCTCCACCCCTGCGCCTACCGGGATCAACTCGCACACACCTGCGAGATAAATCAACGGATTGATTACATCGACCTTGCAGCCTTTGTCCTTCAAACCGTATTGCGCAACACCAGACAACGCAACGCCGTCTTTTGATGCGCGACCTTTGCGTGTGCTGACACGGGTAACATGGCGGCAATGGTTTTCAGTTCGCCGAAAGTGAGATTGTCAATGTTCATTTCTTTCCTCTGTGGTTGAGTGCCGCGTCAATCGCTAGATGCGTTGACTTACGCGGCGTTGAGCCGGCACGGATGCGCATGATGGTTCGTAGGGGCAGGCTGTGCAGCTTGGAAAACTGGAGCGCGTTCTGCTTGAGCAGCGCTGCTTGAAGCTGTTTGATTGTTCGCATGCTCCGATCATAGATCATCAAGTGGCACAGAGCAAGCGCGACTAATGGCACACCGATTGGCATGGTCATTTGCAAATACCGCTTGACTCGCTGTGCCACTTCGCCGATAGTCCTTCTACGCGCTGCACTTCGATGGCGCCGGAGCCCAAAGATGAACACCGAGAACACCAACACCGCGCAAGTGCTCGACACACTTGCCGGTTACGCAGGCACCTTCCCGCTGATCCAGCCGCGCGCTGACGCCGTAGCAAACCTGCTGGCCCGTGCCGATGCTCGCTGGCTGAACCGGCTGCGCGATGACAAGCCGCTGACTGGCTTTGGGGGACTGCAATGAACCACGCCGACAAGATTAGCCAAGTCCTGCGCGACATCCGCGAAACTCAAGCCGAAGAGCAGATGGCCGGCGAGCTGGGCATGACGTTCGAGCGCGTGTGCGAACTCCGCGACGAGCAGAAAGCAGATGAACTGCGCGATCGGCTGATTGCTGAAAGGGACGAATGATGAACTGCTGCAACCAAGACCCCCGGCAGGGGCGTGACTGCCCCGTCGAATACGATGGCGGGGATGACGCCATGTTTTGGACGATCACTCTGGCCGGGTGCCTGTGCTGGCTGATCGTAGTCGCTGCGGTGGTGGCGTCATGAGCGGCAAGATTTACACCGACTGGCCCACTACTCGCCGGCACCCGCGCACGGCAGACGATGCGTTCAGGGATGCAACTTACGCCAGCGCCATCACACCGCCACCCGTAAGCCTGTTTGGCCACTTCGTGGAGCTTCTGTGCTGGGCTGCTGCTGTTGCCTTGCTGGCAAGCGTGTGGTTCACCCCGCAACTTTGGGAAATGCTGAAATGACAACACAGTACGCATTCCCAAGGCTTGCGGAAGATGATTTGGGCGACCGAGGGTACGCTGGCATGACCTTGCGCGACTACTTTGCGGGCAAGGCAATGGAAGCGCTTGTCGGTGATCCGCAGCTTGCCGTGTTGTATGGCGTGGAAGACAGGATCGCCAACGCATCCTATCGAATGGCTGATGCCATGCTGAAAGCGAGGTCCGAATGAGCACCGATGAATTTGTCGCCATGACCATGGCCTTTGCCGACCAAATGGCAATCATGGCCCCCGCAGCCGGTCAGCCGTTCCTGCAAGCACGCGAGGAACTGCGCCGGCACTTGATTGACTCTGCTGCCGCAATCAGCCTGACGGCGTACTGCGATGGCATGAACTGTCTATGTGCGATCCGACTGGATGTTATGGGAACCAACCCACTGGATGCCGCTACCAAAGGCGCCGGCATGAAAACAGCCAGAGAGTTTGCAGCCATGTACCGCATGCACAGAGCCTGCGGACATTCGATCAAGTACAGCGCGTGGGTTGCCTGGCAGATTGCCGTGAAAGGAACCGCGTTTTGAGCGATAACAAAGCACTATGGAAGCGCGCCTTCACAACCGACCCGAAGGCGGTGAAGGCCATCACCGGCAAGCAGTACAGCGGCAACAGTCCAAAGCCGTATTGGATCGTCGAGCGCTTGACAGACGAGTTCGGCCCGTGCGGAATCGGCTGGGGGTTCACGATCCTGAACGAGCGCTTCGAGCGTTTCAGCGAGACAGACACCCTGCACGTCGCCGTGGTGCGCTTCTGGTACATGCTGGACAGCAAGCGCGGCGAGCTTGAGCAGGTCGGCCAGACAAAATCCAGCTACACAACCGCTGCCGGCAAGTTCATGCTTGACGAAGATGCACCAAAGAAGTCTGTCACCGATGCGCTGGTGAAGTGCGCCAGCTACCTCGGCTTTGCTGGCGACATTTTCTCTGGCCGCTGGGATGATTCGCGCTACGTTGCTGAAGCAAACAAAGAATGGAGGCAGCGCGAAAAGCAAACCGATGCCGAGCCCGAGCATCCGAAAAGCATGCAACTGCCCCACGACATGAAGGCAACCCCCACCGATGGTGCTGGCGATGGGCTGGAAGAGGTATCGAAAGCCTATTGCGTTGACCTTGCCATGTCGCTGATTGACATGCACAAGGATGGCCGCGACCTTGATGCAATCGGTGTTTGGTACGACGCAAGCACTTGGAGTGAAGACGTGGGCGATAAGCAAGAGCAGATGAAGTACGTGTGGAAGCTGCTAGCAACGGAATCGAAGTTGCGCAGCACGATCAAGGCAAATAAGCCTGAGTAGCAAGCATGAACGAAAGCAACGCCGGGGCTGTCGCCTGGACCGATGGGTTAGTCCCGGACCCGAGCGCGCAGCATGGTGTACCACAACGCCTGCTGAAGTACAGCGACATTCGGCGCAACGACCCGCGCGAGAACCGTGAGGCGCTGCGTGATTTGATCGTGGGCGAGTTGGCCGACGAGTTGCAGTCCGTGCGCAAAGCAGAGCGCGAGCGGTGCATTGCCGCCTGCGTTGCGATCATGACCGGATACGGCGGCGACCCGGCTGGGCGCTTGCTGTCGTCGGAGCGGGTGCGCATGCAGCACCAGTTGCAAGCTGCTGGAGCAGCGCAGTGCATTGCTGCAATTGAGGTCTAACGCAGAGTTGAGCGGACCCGCTCCGGCCCGCACCAAAGGATGACGATGACTCAAAGTAACCAAGCCGGAGCGGGTCCGCTCCAACGACCAGTTAGGCAGCACCCGCGAACCTTTGCGCGGTTTCCCGCTGACTCGACGTGCCCGATTTGCGGAACGACCGACGAAGGCGAAACGGTGCTCGTGCCGATTGCTGGCACACTAGATGGCAACATTTCGGAAGCCCGACCAATGCACATGGCGTGCTGCGTTCCGCGCCAGTGGGACGAAGGCTTGCAACTGGCGCTGAACTGGCCCGCCCCATGAAAAACTGTACCGACTGCAAATACGCCAACTGGCAGCGAACCGCCTCTGACAAGCTGCACCCGAGCGGTGATGGTATGTGCATGTGGTTGCTACAAATCCCGGAACTGCCCGCGTCGATGTGGTGGGATGGATTCCCGCCGAGAGCGAACGGCGGAGCGATCAACCGGCGCAAAGACGTGGCCGAGCACTGCGTGTATTGGGATCGTGCGGCCTAACGTTTGACATGAGCAGCACGCCCGCACAGTTTGACGAGCCGAACCCGCCTGCTGGGGCGTGTCTGCTCGATGGAAGGGTTAGCCCGCCCCCGCACGAAGTAGCCGTGCTGTTTGCGCGTGCGGACAGCCACTACAAGACGCTCTCTGGAGTTGACGTGTACGACGCCGAACGAGACGCACGGACCTACGA